GTAATAGGGTATTCACAGATCACTTCATATATGGTAACCTGCTTGTTTTCCTGTCCTGGAAAATCCAGGGGCAATTTTTGTATAGGTGTGGTTGACAGCTTTTCAAAGGTCATGACCTTGCAGCTGTCTAGGCGTGACTTCAGTGCTTCTTGGAATTTTTCAGGAACATCGCCCGCAACTTTGATCTTAAAGCTGTAAATTTTTTTGTTTTCGACGAGATATTCTTTAAAAGTTTTCATATGAGTATTTATGCTTTTCCGCTTAATTTTTTCAGCAGTTCGTTGCGATCTGTAATCACATAACCCTGCCCATTTATCACGTTGTTGGGATCTACCCCAGCATCGTTGTCTATTTTTAGTTTTTTCAGCTGCAGATCCACAGCCTTGAGTTTCTTTTCTATTTTGTTGCTTTTGGCAGTTATAGCATTGCCCATCATCGAGCTAGCTACTTCAAATATTCTGCCTGAATATCTTACTTCTACATTCATGCCAAGATCCATGAGATCGTCATAGGCCTGTTCGGCTTTTTTGGCAAGATTATCTAGTTCTTGCTCATCAAGATTTTCTAGTTCTTGTATATGAGGTAGTGTTTGCACTATCTTTTGTACCGCTTGATACTGATCATCGAGACTGTTGATTTCTTCATGCACAGGCGGCGGAGGCGCTACCGGTTCAGCTTGAGATTCCAAATCAAATAATTCTTCTAATTTTTTAGTCATATCATACTTATCTGCGTTTGGTGCCTTGATGGAAAATATCACCTTCGTTGACTACCCTAAATCTTAGTCCCTGCTGCTTGCACCAAGCTGTGGCAGCTTCCCATTTGGCCATATTTTTTATATACTGTTCTTGATTGTATCTGCTTTTGCCCACTGATTCTCGCAGTGTTTGACTCTGCGGTTTCACTTCAACGACTTCTGCATGCTTCTTGCCGGTTTTGTCTTTGTAGACTACAAAGAAATCAGGCACGTAAATTGTGTATTTGCCCGTCATGGGATCTCTATAGGGTATCTGTATGCTTTCGCTGGCCCAATTTTCTACACCCGCATGTTCGTCAAGCATTCGCATAAACACAAACTCCCACGAACTACGAGCCAATGGAGTTTTTTTTCCTACATATTTGGCAGGGTTTTTCATTTCAAACCGTCCCTGTGCGAATTTAGACATTAGGCAGCTATGTTTCTTGTTTGGTTGGGTTTCACATCAGTGGTTCTGTAGCCTAACAGTGATGTAGGTACACGATTGTTGTTGAGTATTTCAACAACTATCTGGCTCAGAGAAACTCCCGGAAAATTCTTTAGTGTATCTAAGATTTGAAAAATAGGTGTGTTGTCTATCTTGGCCTGTCTCAGAATCACAGATGCTGAAGTAGAGGCAGCATCAAGATCAAATCCGGCCTGTTGGAAAAAACTTATGGCGGCAGTAACATCGTTGGCTGGAAATTCTAAGGCAGTTTCACCATAGTTTTCAAAATACAATTTAGTTGCCGCTGCGCTGTCCTCAATGGGCTGAGCTGGTAAATTAGTAGCCATGATTAATCACCTGTGATATTGCGTTGTCTAGCATCTGTGGTAGTTTCAGTGCTGGCACTTTTTGGAAACACAGCGCCAATAACTCCGCCTATGCTATTTGCTGCTGCTGCAATGTTTCCTGGATTACTCAAGATATTTATGGCTTCGCTGGCTAATTGGTCTTTGCTGAGACTCTTGAAATTTTTATAGGTATTGAAAGTCTTGGCCAAGGTGCCTATGAATCCCCCCGGAGTACTGAACGCTGCACCCGATCCAACATCCCCAAAAATTTGGTCGAGTCCGTCTAGCACACCGCCTTCTCCAGTAAGAGTTGCTACTCCGCCGCCTGCTACACTCAACGGACTTGGTACAGTATCATAGTGCAGGGTAGCAAATCCTTTGGGTGAACCTACACTCACATTGCCGGTAGTATACCGCACAGCTTCATATTCCAAGGTCATTTGGCTTTCGTTAAATTCGCTGACTGCATAATCCATGCCTCCATGGCTCCACGATTTAATTCGAGGATTGATCAATGTGTAACCAACAAATCGTCTACGACTCATGGTGTAGATGGTTACAGATTTAAAAAAATCTACACTTTTATCATTGTCTAGACCATAACGGAAATTATCTTTATTGGTGCCGGTGGGCCTATAATGAGTAGCTTCGTATGCAGCATCTTTGTTGTGTCTATCACCGATGTAGTAGCCATAGTACAAAGCCCACATGGCACTAACTACATTGTTGCTGTCATCGTGCAGATTGATATTCACAGGGTCATAGTTTATCTGTTTGTATAAGATTTTTTTGCGATTGTATTGATTTTTGACCACTGAATCAAAATTAAATTTAGGAAGATCTGCATTCTTGACTAATAGTCCGGCTTCGTTCTTGTGTTTGGCACTAAATGGTGACATGCCTCGCACTGAATTATCCATTTCAAAATACACATAAAACAGAAATTTGGTTTTCGGGCTTAGCCGTAGATTGTTGTCAATGAATAATCTAGTGGCGTGACGATAATCACTCATTTGACCTTTAGGTTTGGTTACCCCTTCGATCAAGCCGGAGCCAAACTCTGATAGATATCTTGTGAATTTATTTGCCATACAAATATTTATGCCACAAAAAAAGCCCGATTTTTAGTCGGGCTTTGTTGAAGGTTATAATTAACTCTGTGCTGTAGAAGCGCCTGTAGTAGCTGCGCCGATGGTTCTTCCTACTGCTGCTCCAATACCGCCTATTGGGCTTACTGCTGCTGCACCTGCTGCGAACTGTGATAGATTGTCATAAACAATAGACAGAGCAACAGTCATGTGCTCGTTGGTGCTGTAGTTTGCATCACCGTAGTCTGCATTTTGAATAAAGCACCCATACAGCTCAAATGTTTCTAAAGTACTTGGTACTAGAGCACCGTTGCCGCCGTCTAGCACTTCTATGCGTGTAGTAAATTTGTAGTCAATGCCTGAACGTGCTGACGCCTGTTCCATGAAATCGAACTGCTTCTGGATCTGTTGCCCTACCATTTTCTGAACTTGACCACTAGCATCATCACGCAGTGTTAGAGTTATCGGTTCTAATGTGTGTCTGCCAGCTAATTTAACTTTGGAATTATAGACATCAAGTGTCATTTCTTCAAATGACACTTTAGGTCGTGTAACATCCTGCACCTGTTTGGTAAGTTCTGTTGCTGCGGCAACTCCAAATCCCAACAGTGTAACTCTGAAGCGATATTTTAACTTTGGCATCAACAGCACCTGAGTGCTGCCAGCTGCGTTGGTAGTTGGAATACCAATGTTGTTAAGCGATGTAATTGCCATTTTTAAATTTCTCCTGTGTTCTTGATACGCAATGGAATGTAAATGAACTCAATGGCTTTCACTGGCTCTATAGCGATATCAACATAAAGTTCGTTGCGATCGATACGAGACGGAGTGTTATTGCTTTCATCACACACAACCGCAAAGTCGTAGATTGCTCTCAAGCCTACCAATTCCAACAATAGGCTTTCTGCCGCTTGTTTGATTTCGTCTCTGGTAATCTTGTCGTTGGGTTCAAACAAATATGGACGAGCCAACTTGTTCAACTGGCTACGTAGATATACTACCAAACGTGCTACGTTGACTCGATCCAACGCTGATGCATTTCTTGCACGGGTTTTTTGACCATATGCAACTAGGCCAACACCGTTAAAGAATGGAATTGGGTTGATCTTTAAGTCATATAGTGTATCACGTTGGCCTTCGTTCAATGCCACTGTTTGAAATTCACCAGTTGCTGCATCAATGAAACCAACTGCTGTTGCATTAGTAATACCACCACGCCGTGTACCTGCTGGTGCAAACCATGGGAAGCTGACGTTGTCGCTGAGTGCTATAGTCTTCAGCATCATGTGACTTGCTGGAACCACTGCATTGGAACCACTTAGATCGGTGGTAAATCCATTTGGATAGTATGTGGCCAAATATTCATCATAGGTCACAATACCGTCATCTCCGTTGTCTGTGACCAATGCTGCATTAGTACCCCAGTTGTTCAACGAAGTAGCATCGGAAGGCAGTCTCAACGGTGTATCACCGATAACAAATGCAGTAATACCTCGGTCAATGTTGAGATTGACCAAGTTACTCATTGTTTCTGGATATCCTGGGCAAGCAATGAGGTTGAAGTTTCTGCGTTCTTCATCACGGATCTCTTGGCTGGTGTCAATCACTGATTTCAAAGCCTGTGTAACCACTTTGCGCTGTGCCTTGCGACCAAAGCTGCCCGAACCGTCTTCGTTGTTGCCTGAAGCTGTTACCCAACGATCTGGATAGTATTGTGCCCATGAGACTCCGCCAGCCATACCTTGACCACCGCTAACAAACGCATTACCTGCCAG